GAACGTACTGCAAGACCTTGGGTCGCTCGTCGCCCATGTTCTTCCCGGTCTGGACGATGTAGGTGTCGGTCTCGATGTAGAGCTTGGCACCCTGCAGGCAGTTCTCGTCCCAGTTCTCGCCACGCTTCGGGCCGTCGACGCCGGCACAGCGGCAGATCTCAGCGATCTTCCAGAGCAGGTTGGTCGGCACCGTCTCGAAGATCCGCTTGCGGTCGTTGTCGTGGTCGATCACGTCGATCCAGATCGAGAGGCAGTCGCCGCTCTTGTTCTTGTCGCTGGGCCGCCAGCCTTCCTTGACCTCTATCTTCTCGACGTGGCCCAGGTGATAGCCGGCCGAGAGCGGCGTGCGGCTGATCGCCGACTTCGCCTTCTCATCCATCACGTCAGACGGAAACTGATCCCATTCGATTCTCATGACTGAACCTCCGGTTTGTGTCCTTTGCCGATGCGGACGATCCGCTCTGGCTGTCCATGAATCACCGTCTCGATCTGGTCGGCGAGCTTTGCGAACGACAGGCCGCCGGCCTTGTATCTCTCAAGCAGAAGGCCCAGTTGGTCGACCTTCGCCCTCTGTGCTGCCCGCTTCGCCTCCCACGGGCTCCGATCGCTCCACATGCTCGCCTCCGTTCTTGTGCTCCGACCACGCCCGCTCCCATGACCGATCCCGTGAGATCTCGCGGACCTCACGCTCGCAAAACTCCTGCCACGACTCAGGCATTGGCCGGCTCCTCGCTCGGAGCGCGGGCGTCGATCTGGTCGGTGAGCGTCGCCCACTGTGCCGAGGTCAGGGTTCCGTCGGAGAGGAGCTGGTCGACACGCTTGCGGCACTTGGCGAGGGCGGCGTCGTCGTTGGCATCGGCGATCGCCTTGGCGGCCTTCGTCATGACGGCCGGCTCTGCCGCCGGCGTGCCGCCGAAGATCCCGGCGAGGCGGTCGATCGACATCGGCATCTCTTCAGGCAGGCCGAAGCGATTCTTGGCGTCCCAGGCCGCAGCCCGCTCGGCGTACATGACCCGCTCTTTGCCTCCGCTGGCCTTGATCCGGCCGTCGGAGCCCTCGACGAGCTTGAGCCGGTAGTTGCAGAAGAGGAGGAGGTCGCACCACTCTCTCAACAACGGGGCCACCTGCTTCGTGAGCTTGAGCTCGTAGCGGTCATAGCCGTCGGTCTGGTCGGGCGGCGAGGTCCGCTGCACCTTGGAATGAGCGACGAAGACCACATTGATTCCGCGGGCGATCAGTTGGTCGGCGATCGCCAGAAACTTCGATACCCGCTCTTGAACGTGGATGTAGCCCTTGCCGAATCCAAAATCCTCGATGCTCTTCTTCCCGGCCTGGCGGACGATCTGCTCGATCATGATCCGCTCCATCCAGTCGGCGGAATCAATCACGATCGTCTCGAAGCCCTGAGCGTCCCTGACGAGCTCGTGCATGGTCGACTCAAGCGTGATCCAGTCGCTGCAGATAACACGGGCGCAGTCGAGATGCTTGGAGCCGTCCTCGGTGTCGAGGATTAGCGGCGACGGAAACTGCGACGCCATGGTCGATTTGCCGATGCCCTCGGTGCCGTACATCACGACCCGAGCGGCCGACTTTTGCTTTCCTCTGACGATCTTCATGCCTGATCTCCTTTTTTCCTCTTCTCGTCCCGGCGGATCGCCGTCAGCACTTCGCGACGGTAGATGTCGACCTCGTCGGGCGCGTCGATTCCGAGCCTCACCTTGTTTCCCTCGATAGCCACGAGCACGATCTCGATGCCGTCGTCCTCCCAGCCCTTAAACGCTGCGATAGCGTCGCCGGGGATCACGATCGACTGACCTGCTGTCCGACTCAAAACGAGCATCGTTCCTCCAAACTTCCGGCCGCTGGCGTTCCGTCGCCCGCGACCGGCAACATCACAATCCTTTGATCACCCTGCCGCTCCGTCGGCTGGGGTCGATCCATCGCCTTTAATGAAGAGGGCATCGCCACGCTCAACGCGGAGCCGCATCTCTTCGACTTTGTCTTTGGTGCCGGGGACCGCAGCCGTTGGCGTGGCTGCGGCCATTGCCTTCTCGACGAGCTCTCGGATCTCGATCAGCTCGTCGATCGAGAGCGTCAAGGCCTCGTGAAGCAGGGTCCGATCGCCGCTGGCGGCGCGAGCCGCGTAAGCATTGCCCTGCAGGCTTTGACCGCCGGCCCTCTCCGGATTCCCGTAAAGCCTTACGATCGCGCAGAGATGAGCGTGGACTCGTGCAGTTCTTCGTAGCCAGTCTGCAAGCGAAGAGCCGAGCGAATGACTGAGCCTGGTACGCCGGTTGGTGACCACCGACCGCCTCGCCCGACCCATCGCTTCTGCCGATCGGTGTCCGACCAGTCTGCTTGGATCTCTTCGCAACGCTTTGCGATTGTCTGCTCGTCCGGATCCTCCGGCGACCGGGTATAGACGACCTGCAGCCGGCGCGAGATCGCCGAGATAGTCAGTCCGGTCATCTGCGAGAGTCGCTCGATCGTGTAGCCCTGGTGCTTCCACGACAGGAGCTGCGTATCCGTCACATCCGCCCGCCAGCGCTTCGAGTTTGGCATCTTCGCCTCCTTGAGAAAGAGAGGCTCCGGTAGCTCCGCGGTCGCTCTTGCGATCCATGTGGCAATCCCTCGCCTCTCGGAATCCTTATCGCTGCTGCCAGTGCATCTGGCAGACCAGCGGTCGAGCCGGATGGCTCAACGAGGGGGGATCATAGGCACACCTAAAAACTCTGTCAACGTGAGTTTTTAGGAGATGCTTATTTCTTAAAAACTGCGGCTATCGCAGCTTTGCGAGAGGGACGCCGAGGGCGTCTGCGATCTTGCAGATCGTCTCAAACTTGGGCTTCGACTTTCCGGTGCAAAGAGCCCACATAGACGGCGGCGTGATGCCGGCCTTGGTCGCCAGGTCGGTGCGATTCCATCCACGGGCTGCGGCCAACGCTTCGAGCCGCTTTCCTAATTCGCAAACCTTGACCTGCCTTGGTCGTCCGCCTGGGTGCCTGCTGACCATCTCGCCCTCCTTGCCATCCTATGCCCGTTTGCCTTCCGGCTTCCTGCCCGCCTAGTGTTGACCAGGCGGAATACACCCCGCTGGGCTCGAACCAGCAACCTTCGGTTCCGTAGACCGATGCGCTACAAGAACCGAAAACCCCCTCGCAGTGAGGTCGTACTTTGCCGGTAATGCGGGGTGTTTGACAGGCCGCCGCTCGTCGGGAGGATGAGCCCACCTAGACCACCTCACGAGGGGGTGCGGAGAGGCGTCGGAGGGGTGCATGAAGCACCTGGCCGACCACATCAGGATCGGCAGCGATGTTTCGCAGAAACGGCCCGACAACGCTCGGAGCTTACGTTAAAGACTACGGTCTCTTTCACCCCTGCAGGGTGGAGACGCTCCGGCAGTATCAGATCTCCGTCGACCTCTTCGAGCGTTGGGCAGGTGGGCCGATCCCACTTGACCAGCTCGACGCCGCCAGCGTTTCGGAGTGGATCCGCGACTACGCTGCCAGCGGCATCGCCCCGAGCACCGTCCGATCCAAGAGGAGCCATATCCTGATCATGTGGCGGGCGGCGGCCGACGAGGGCCTCTGCGAGCTGCCCACGAGGCGGGTCCGCCCGGTGCGCGTGCCGTGGATCGCCCCGACCTGCTGGACCCGAGACGAGGTGCAGCGGCTCGTCGACGCCTGCTCCCGGCTGAAACGATGGCACAAGTGCGGGATCCGCCGCTCCGAGTGGTGGGCGCTCGCCGTCCGGGTCGCCTGGGATACTGGCCTCCGCTGGGAAGATCAGGTCGCCCGCCTCCGGATCGACCAGATCACGCCCGACGGGATCATCGCCATGCCGCAATCGAAGACCGGCAGGGTCGTCGTCTGCAGGCTCTCTGAAGCCACCCTAGAGGCATTGCGGCTTTCGGTGGCCGATCACCCTCGGACGCTCGTAACGCCCTGGGCGGCCTCGCACGAGACCTTCAGCAAGCAGTTAAAGCGTTTGGTCCGGTTGGCCGGCATCCGCTCCGGCACATGGAAATGGGTCCGCAGGGCCTCGGCCACCGATGTCGAGATTCAGTCGCCACGAGGAGCCTCGGAGCACCTCGGCCATACGCCCGGCTCGATGATCGCCGAGCGTTCCTACATCGACCCGGCGATCGTGGGTGCGAACCGGCTGCGGTCAGCCCCTCGCCCCCTCTCCCTTAATACCCCCCCCCCCCACTTTGCCAAAGTGTCCAGTGAGAATCTCCGGCAGGCCAAGGCGGCTGGCTAGTTGAGCGTCGGCTCGTCGCCGGCGTAGCATTGCACCACTCAAAAGGAGGGCTGTATGGGATGGTTCTTTTTCTCGCGGCCAAAGCCGCCGCCGCCACCGGCGAAACCGCCGCGGCGTAAGAAGATCGACGACGGGCTCTGGGTCCGACGCAACGGCCCGCAGTCGCTCACCGTTGAGGTGTCGCGGAAATGGTACGAATTTCACGACGATTCGCTGCCGATCTCGGACTACACCCTAAAGGAATTTCGGGCGTGGCGTCTGGTTGCGACCGGCTGTTTCAATGATGCCGACGCCGTGGCGATCAGCGACGCGATGAGCAACATGGAGCACCCATGCCCGAGGTGCGGCGATGAAACGGTCGCAGACGACGTGAAATGCGTCCACTGCGGCGCGAGGCTGTGGCAGCAAACGCTCAATGTTGATCTCGTTCACGTTGCCAAATAGGCTCCGCACCCATGAAGATCGAGACCGACCACTACGTCACCGTGACCAATGCCGCCACGCTGGCCGGCGTCTCCCGCTTCTGGATGCGGCAGCAGGCCCAGGCCGGGAAGGTCAAAGCCGTCTGTATCGACGGCCTCTGGTTTGTCTTGAAGGCCGACGCCGAACGGTTCAAGTTGCCAACTGGCAACCGCCGATAGTCCTGTTGCCAGTTGGCAAGGAGGCTGCGGTGAGCGGATTGAATTGGTCGCAGGCGTTGCAGGCGTTGGCGTTGGTCAAGATCGGGCAGGAGCTCGGCAGCGACACTCGGCTCGCCCATGCCGTGCATGACGTGATCGAGCTCCTGCTCGCCTTCACGCGGTAGGCCGCTGCCGCACCTTGAAGATGATCTTCCGCAGGCCGATCCGCGCTGCCGCATCGAAAAACCACAGGTTTGCAAACTCGACGACGACCGCCCGCAGCACCAGGTCGAGGGCGGCCTGCTCGCTGGGCTCGCAGCCCCAGCGAGCCTCGATCTGCTCCCGCACTCTGGCCGTGATCACCGGGATCGCGTCGAGCACCTGCCCACCGGCACATTTGCTGTCGAGTTTGCGGGCGAGCTCTGCCATGTGCCTCTCCGGCCACTGCCGGCAGACCTCCTCGACGATCACGTCGCAGGTGTGGCCGAGCTGCTCCGCAGGGTAGCCGATCGTCGCGCGGATCGCGTCGCGCACCTCTCGCAGCGTAAGCGTGTCGAGAGCGTCGCCCACCGTCACCTCCCGCCCGTGGGCTTGGCCGGTGAAACAGTCGCGGGCGACGCTCCCGGCACGCACTTGCCATCGGGGCAGCCCGCCGCACCACAAGGGCAGCGAGTGCGATGCCCGTCGCCATGCGTGATCCAGCCGGTGCCGTTGCAGTCGGTGCATTTGCCGGGTGTTGGCTTCGGGGCCGGCGGCGGCGACGGTGCTCCCTCGACGGCCATGCTCGCCCGTGCCGCTGCGACCGCCGCTGCTGCCCGTGGGTGCTCTAGGCTGGCGGCGACAGGGTCAGCCGACAGCCAGGCGAGGAGCCAGAGCAGGAGGTCGTAGAGGCCCATGGCTAGAAACTCCTGCCGTGGTCGAGCAGGGGGAATCCGTCGTCGCCAATCCGCTGCTGTACGAGCTGCTCCTTCGGTGGCGGCTCGACGACCAGGGCGATCCAGAGAAGATTTTTGGCGGCCTTGGCAAGCCAGCGCAGGACCGGCCGCTCCGGAGCCGGCGTCGGGTTGACCGGCGACGAGGGCGACGAGGAGAGCCAATAGCCGGCAGTCATGCACAAAAGGCAGACGATTGCGAGCTGGCGGGGCGTGAGCAACATGAGAGACCTCAAGGGGCTATCTGATAATCGAGAAACTGATTGGTTCGCGGGAGCCTGGTGAGCGTGTCGATCGCCGGCATAAGCCAGTTTCCATGATGGAGGTCTTTCCATTTCCAGCCGTCAACGCGACCGACGGCCCAGCTATCGTCCTGGGCGAGGATCCGCTCCATCACCGCACGACGGCACCAGAAACTCCCGGCAGGCTGGTCGGCCGGATAGCGGCCTTCGTAGCGCAGGTAGGTCGGTCCCCAACTATTCAAAATCAGGGCGGCGTCGACCGGATTCTTCTCTTCGGGCGGCGCGTTCTTGGCGAAGCGAATTCCGACGACCGACATCTGGTGCATCCACGTCCCAGACGCTTCGCAGAGGCCGGCAGGCGAGGCCAGTGCCGTCGATGTAAATCCCTGCGAGCTGGCGATCGTGCAAGGGAAACCGGCCGTGATGGCTGCGACCAGTTCTTGCCACGTCTTCACGGCGACGATGTGCTTGCATGGGTGCTGCTTGGCCGTGGCGTCGAGCTTGCCGCCGTCGCCCTGGCCGCCGTTGCCATACGCGCCCCAGTCTTTCTCGACCGTGGCGTTGTAGGTCGTGAGGTTGAGGTCGCCGTATGGCTGACGATAGATAACGCCGAAGTCTCGCAGCCAGCGAGCGGCAGCGCCGCCGTAGGAGCCATCGCTCCACCCGCCGATCGGACGGGAGCCGTCGAAGGGCTTGCCGCCGTTGCGGGTAATTTCCACGCGAGCGCCGCCGTAGATGCTTTCGGTGCTGGGCATCAGCGGCGGCTCGGCCAACTCGCCGAGATCCCACGAGACCGATTCGGCGCAAAAAACCGCGTGCATGGCACCCCAGGCGACGCACGATCCATTTAACTGCTTGCCGACGACGAAGGGCTTTCCGTACTTTGCCCGGTGTGCCTTGTCCATTGCACGGTAGAGAAACGTGTCGACCTCAGACGCTTTCCGCATCGCCTCCGGTGCCGCCTGGGCGAAGTAGCGATCGTTGCCTAGCTCGTCGAGGAATTGCTTGTTGCCTGCCGGGTTGGGCGTGTACCCAAACTGCGAGACCGCCGGCGTGTGCCGCTGCATGACGGCAGCGTAGACCGCAGCGAAGAGCAGGATCGCAGCGCCGACAAACTGCCAGGATCGGATCTCGTCATCGAGTCGCTTCACCGGCGGCCCTCCCTATCTCGCGATAGGCGGCCGCCCAGGCCGACCGCTGCTCAGGGCTTACCGGGCCGCCCGACGTGCCGACTGCCTTGTCGAGGTACGCTTGAATAGCGTCTCGCACCCTTGGCTGTCGCTCGCCGATGCTCTCGCCTCGGCATCGCAGCACCCGTGCTCTGGTCCGCAGCTCGTCAAAGGCGACGCCGCTCTTGTAGAAGGGCTCGGCCTGCATGGCGTCGTATTCGATCTCTGAGGCCAGCTCGTCGGCGAAGGCTGCGAGCGTGGCGGCGTCGGCGGCTGCCGTTGGACCGACGAACTTGCCGCGCAAGACGAGGTCGCCTGAGGGGCCGGGGGCCGGCGTCGGGCTTTGCTGGCGGTCGCCGACCAGCCAGGCCAAGAGGCCGGCGATCACCATGGCAGCGGCGAGCGTGTAGCGGGCCTTGTCGGTCATGGGTTGTCGCTCCCCGCCACGAGTGCGAGCGTGAGCGTGTCGATGGCCTTCTTCGCGCCGTCGTCGAGCTTGTCCGTCTGGATCAGCCGGAGGCGGACGTGGGCGAGGTCGGCGATTGCCGATTGATAGGTCGGCGTCAGGTGCGGCGGGGCCGGGGCCGGGCCGAGTGCAGGGGCCGCCTGCCGAGCCAGCCGGGGGCCGAAGAGGAGACCCGCAGCACCGAGGATTCCGAAGATGAGATAGGTCATGCGTGGGCTTTCCGGACCAGTGGCAAGAGGCTCTCGATCGCACCGCCGGCGATCAGTAGGAGGAGTTGGCGGGCGGCAGGCTTGACGATGATCCAGATGGGCCACGCCAACGCCGGAATTGCCTTGTCGGCGAGGCCGTCGAACAACAAACCGACGGCATTGAGCACGAAGGCTTTCCGCTCGGCACCGTCGACCGGGATCGAGTCGGCTGCGTCGATGGCAACCTTGAGCAGGGCGATCAAGAGCTCGCCAAACTCGGCGAGAGTGATGCCGTTGGCGGCCTTCAGTTTCGCCACGTTCACAAACGCCCTGACCTTTTCGGCGAGGGTCAAGAGGTCATTGGCGGCGAGGATCGGTGCGGAGGAGATCATCATGCCTTGACTCCTACGAGATAGATTTCCACGTCGGCGGCGCTCGCCCCGGCGTTTTGAATCGTGAGCGTCGAGCCGGCCCAGCCGGTCGCCGGCCTGGTGACGTAGAGCACGCCTTCGGGGCCGAGGGCTGCCGTGACGAGCGAGCCGAGGGCCACCGTGACCGCGATCGTCGTCGAGAGATTTCGGACGAGGATCAACTTCTGAGCGGCGAGATTGAGCGTGCCGGTGCCGCCGAAGGCCTTGAGCGGAAGCGTCGCCATCGTGAGCGTCGTCGTGGTTGCGGCGGCGACCGTGACGACATCTTTGAAATAGCCGTTTGCCTGGTTGGCAGCCGTGCCGTCGGCGAAGGAAAACGCATAGGCGGCCGTGGCCGAGTCGGTCACGTCGGTCGTGTTGAGGGCGTCGACCCAGATTGGCCGGATCCTGAGCGAGCCGGTAAGCGTGAAACTAGCTGCCACTGCCGGAGCCTCCTGCCGCTGTCGAGGTGCCGATGAGGTAGAGCTCGTAGGTCGCCGAGGCTGCGTTGGGATTCGAGATCCGGATCACGCTGTTGTCGGCCGTGACCTCCCAAGCGTCGGTCTGGTTGACCGCGAACCACTCGGAGCCCGGCCCGACCTCGGCGGCGTAGACGGCCGTCGGCCGACCGGGATCGACGCCGACCAGGATCCGGCGACCGGCGACCGTGGAGGTGTTGACGACCCGAATCACCCGGAGCTGTCGAAACACAAACGGCACCGTGACGCCGAGAGCCTGTTGCGAGAGATCTAGGAGGTCGAAAGACTCGACGGAGTTGGCCGGGATCGTGCGGGAGTCGGCGAAGACCAAGTCGGCCTCGCCAGGCCCGTCGCCGTCGGCAATTGTGTAGACGCCCGCTTGGGTCTTGCGGTTGGTGATCGACCCGACCTCTTGCGTGTCGGTCCGCGCCCAGGTGAGCGTCGTCCGCACGGTGCCGGTAAGTGAGTCGGTGAGCGTGTCGGCCATCAGATCAGTCCGAGCTCGATGGCCCGCCTTGCAGATTCAACCGAACAACCAAGTCGAAACGCTGTCAGTTCCAGGTCGGCTCGCGAGAGCCGCTGCGGCTT